ATATAAAAAGGGCATTGCTGCCCTTATTACCTTATTTACTTTGACTGCTCATAATTCTTGGTGATGTAGTGTTTCTTTGATTCGTCTGTTCTTAGCGGTTCTTTTCCGATTAGTTCGCGGTTTTCGTCTATGCTGTGAACCCCATTTCTTGTAAGTATATCAATTGCATTTGCTACATCGCTTAAACTTGCTGCCTTAGCTTTGCTCGTATTCACCCTAACATATGTATTGTTTAGATAGTTCTCTTTTGTGTATAGCTTTGCATTGAGTTCATTTTCTATATTCTTTGCAAGTGGATCTACACAAAGATTGACAAAGGCTTTTAGCTGTTCGGATATTTCCGTGCCTGTGCCTTTGAGTAGCTGTGGCGGTATTTGGAATGCCCTGGCCACAAAGTCAAATACATCATCCATTAAATTTTTAATATCGCGAGAATCTGTGCCATTCTTGTATGATTCCTTCGATAGTTCATCGTATTCTAGCCCCGCAGTTAAAGGCAAAATTGCGCCCGCATCTGCCTTGTAAAATTCCTTCAGCCTTATTTCGATTAAGTCTTTAAGTTTCTTTTGTGCATCTTCAGTTTGTGGGTATGCAGTTCCAATCTTTAATATTCCGCGCTTCGCATTATTTCGCTTGTAGCTTGCCTTCGATAGTTCAATGATTTTGCCATAATCGTTGTAAAGCGAAGTTATTAAGCTTGTTGCGTTTTGATTGTTGTTTTTTAAGTGAATCACTTCTGATTCCTTATATTTCGCCCCTAAATTAAAGCCGTTCACTGTAATATCTTGGTATGTATTTTCATAAAATGCAGAATCTGTGCGTGTGAATGAATCTGCAATATAGATATTGTCATTTCGCTTTATAATCAAGCACTCATTGTTGATTATAAGTTTTGCAATGGCTTTCTTCCAAAAGGTTGTTGCTGCCTCGTTTTGATTAGGCTTTAGATTAAGCATATAGTAATCTTCCTTTTGTGTTGGCTGCCCTTTTGCATATGTTTCAAATTTTGACAAGGCAATTGCATTTCCAATTAAGTTAATCGCACTTTGTAATGCTAATTCCTTTGTTGCAACTTGTCCGGTTAATTCTTCCAAATTTACATCGACTTGCGCGCCTGTGCCTTTGTCAAATATGCGCCCTAAAAAATCTATAAAATAATTTCTTAGTCCCATTTCATCCCCCTTTATAGTGTAATCAGTCCTAGATCCAATATTCCTGTATCTGCTTCCTTCAGTTCATCGTTCAATTCGGTTGCTATAAGTCCATGCAAAAATGAAAAGAAGCCATCTGTTTTACGCAAGATAGGCTCGATCTTTTCATATGACTTGTTCCCTTTTTTATCTGTGCGCACGGCAACATTCCAAATATACCAACGCATTAGCTTGTTATTTTCAAATGCTATCGTGCCATTAGCAAACATGCCCGTTATTGTTGGTGCAAGTAGTGAATGTGTTACAGTTCCATTTGGTACACCTACTAATTCTAGCCCGGCTTTTTCAAATTCTTCTTTTAAAGCGACAAATTTGAACCTGTCAGCATACACCTTCTTAACGTGATATGTTTTTGCTTGGGTTTTAAACCAATCAACAATCACGCGCGGAGATATTACCGGGTCGCCACTTACTATTGTTACAAAACCATCTTTTACAAGTTCTTCAACATTTATTTTATAGTCCTTTAGCTTTAAAGATTCTGCATGAATAAAGGTATGCTCTTTGTAGTAGTGCATTCCGTTGCGCTTAAAAATAAGTCCTACTGAACAAAAATCTCTTAACTCTGCAAAGTCTACCGCGCCTATACATGGAGAATTTTCCAAACTTGGCCAAACGTGAGAACATGCTTGCATTAAGCTTTCCCATGTTGTCACTGTTTTTTCTTTTGACGCGTATGCAAGGTTTAACCTCTTCAGTATGAATTTTTCTTTTTTGTCCTCTATATTCTTTGCATTTGCATATTCTTTCATGACTTGCCGTCTTAGTGTTTCGTCATAACGCAATCGTGGTATTGCTTTAACAAATAAGTCTGGCTTCCCAAATTCCTGTATATTGTCCATCTTGAAAATAAAAGGGAATCTGCCGTTGTGTGGGGTTTCCCCTGTCAATATTTCCAATGATTCTCTTTTTAAATCGTCGATAACTGCATCTCTTACGGATCCATCTGTGGTTAAATATATGATACGTGGCTTTGCAACTTTTCCTAGTCCACCTTCTAAAACTGTAATTAAATCATAGTTTTGGTACTCGTGTACCTCGTCAAATATGATTGCGCCTTGCCTTCCTCCGTCTTTTGTCTTTGCATTTGATGTTAAATATCCTAACGTTGACTGCGTTGCTTTGTTATAGATTTTTTGTAAATTCCATCTGTATAGCTGCTTGTATTTCTTTGGGTTTGATTCCAAAATGTCATACACTTCGTTGAATGATGTTGTGGCTTGCTTTTCTGAATTTGCAACAACATCTACGTCATATTTTCTTACCCCGTTATATTCTGAGGTTAGATACATGCTATCCATTGATGCTGTGCCATTCTTTCCGGTACCGCGCCCCCACAAGTTGAAGTTTTCGTTAAAAACGGGATATTCCGTTCCCTTTTCATAAAGGCCGTAAAATATTGCAAATCTAAAAAGCTGATAATCATGCATTTTGAACGGGAAGTTGCGATGCAACATTGATACTGCCTCTTCAGTTGCATTTGCTCTAAATTCAATATTCTTATTATCAAGTATTTCGCGTATAAATGGCATTAAAAGTTTTTGTTCTCTGCAAGCGGGAATTTGTGCTTGTTCCACCTTTCGCATCCAATCAGTTATGAATGGGTGATACGGGTATTTCCTACGAGCCATTATAATTTTACTTCTTCTTCCTCAATTGGAATATCTGCCCCTCTTAGCCCTAATTCGGCTAAAATTTTAAGCATTTGATTATTAACTTTTGTTAATTCTGTTACAGATTCATTCTTTTTTTTGCCAAATTGGGACGGCCCATTATTCCATCCAACTGTTACTCCACGTTCCCTTATATCATCAATCAATCTATTCTTTACGTTCCACAATTCAATATAATCTTCTACGAGTGATACGTATTGAGTTTGCTTGTCCATGCCCCTTTGCTGTAGCTGTTTCATTAAATCATTTTTTAGTTTATTTGCCGTGATTTTTGCCATACGTTTCACCCCCTTTTTTTGATTGTGCCCCCTCCCCCTCCCACGTTTATACGCGCGCGGTGATTTTTCCGGAGCAATGACCCTGTCTCGTTTCCCATTGTCAGAAAAATTCAAAATATTTTTAGTGGGGGGGTATTATCTTTTATTCAAATTTTGCTTTGTGATACTTTGATTCCTTTTGCACCTTTTCCGGGTGCGCTTTATCATGGCAACTGCTGCATAATGCAATTAGATTATTATCATTCAGTCGCAAGCTGTAATTATTTTGTAAATGCTTGATGTGATGTATATCTATCCTGTGTGTATTGATGCATGATACTTTGCCTTGCTTCTTACACTCTTGGCATTCATAGTTATCGCGCTTCAATATTTCTGCGCGTTTTAATTTCCATGCTTTTGTTTTGTAGAATCTTTGTATCTGTTCTTTTGTTGCCTTGTCTTTCATTTCTTTTTATAAAACAAAAACACCTTGATTTCTTATCAAAGTGTCTTTGCGTTGGTATGCTTATATAAAGAAGATCGTTACATGAGGAAGTGTCTCCCTTCACCTTCTCACAATACCAATATACCATGTATATTTTCCCCTATGTCCCAATATTTTTAAATTTATATAATTTTTAAATTCATTGCTACATGAAAAATAAATTTCGCCTTGTAGTTCCCGTATGTGTTTTTCGCTGCATCGTTCGGATAGCGCTTGTAGATTGTTATATTCTCCCATACCCCCTTGCGGTATTCGGGCGGTATAGTTTCAAGCGCCCGTTCAATTGCTTTTATCTTTGTTATATATATATCCCTCTTCAGTGCCTTTGCTTCTATCGTTCCCGCTGTGCCTGTGCCTCTTGGCATTCCGTCGGGTGGCGGTGGTGATTCTTCTAGTATTGCTTGTGCGCTCTCTTTTAACCTTTTGTAATCTCTTATTATCCATATCGTGGCATTATATGCTTCGCGTGGTAAGTGATACTTATTATTGTGCTTTCGTTGATATTCTTTCATCGCATTCTAAAATTGCTTAGCAAAAACTAAACTGTACCTCCCCTTTTATTTTCTTTATAGATTCCTCGCGTACCCTTTTACCGCGTGGCCATACTTTATACTTGCGTGGTTCATCAATCGCAATTTCTGTATACTCAAGATATTCAATTCCTGTGACCGGATGCTCGTATCTACGTATTGAATCTTTGTCTATGTAATAACCCTTTATTGGTTGTGGATCTTCAAATAAGAGATATGCGTTTACAGGTTCTCGCTTGATGATAGGCATTTCAAGATTGCGACTGCATGCATATCTTCTCTGCACCGGGCAATCATCTTCTCTAAATGTCTTTTGTGTTTCTTTGATTAAATAATTAGCAAGCTTTTTATAATCACCGCTATTATCAAGCAAGCTTGTGCGTACCCATCCTTTGCCCCATTTTTCGTTTACTAATTCTGCATTTGCTGTATTGATAATAATGTGGTGGTGTATTCTGTGATTGTTATATTCTGTTACCGCCACCCACTTAATTTTTTTACCTAGTGCAGTACGCATTCTTCTTATAAAATTCTTCAAATCTTTCTTCGCTTCCTTTGGTGTTGGAAGATACTCCCCATATGTCAATGTATAGTGTGCGCTGCCTTTACCAAAATTGTGGTTAATCTTTCTGCGCAAGTTTCTTTCTGCGATAATATCATTATTTTTTTTAACAGCCTCTTCAGTCGCGTTTGTTCGCTTACCTCTTCTTCCTGTGTGATTCCCGCTTGGCATCTTGATTATTCTTTCGATTGTTCTGCCCGCTATACATGTTTCTCTTATAGCAAAATGTTTTGTCATGTCGTATCGTTCCTTTATTAATACTCTTATCAAGTCTTAATGCAAGGCTTTCACTTGCGTTGCTTTTCTACATATATATATGTAGTTATTTTATAGATTGAATTTTATTTGCGCCTTTTCTTCTTCCAAACGCGCTTTTGCCTTTTGATAATATTCTTTGTCGATTTCAAACGCGGTTATCTCGAACCCCATTCTGTGGCATGCTATAAGACTGCTACCACTCCCCGCGTGCGTGTCCAAAATCTTATCGCCCTTATTTGCGTATTGACTTAGTAGCCATTCATACAGTGCAACGGGCTTTTGTGTTGGGTGGAATCTTGGTTCAGCTTTCGTTCCCTGTGGTGTGCATTCAAACACTTTTGCATTCCCATTGAGGCTTGTCCACGCATACTCAGCCATTGCCATTGAGAATGATTCCGATATTGTTAATTTGCGCCATATGATAAAGTTTCTATTTGAGGGAAGATGTTCATTGAAATAATTTCCGCCCCATATAATCTGATGCTTACTAATTCTAAATAATTCATCAAAGTATTCTTTGCCCGGCGCTATATCCCAATCAATGATTTTCTTTCCATCGCCCGTTCTCCCGGGCTTTTTATATTTATCAAACCGCGGCCCAAATCTTGTTTTCTTTTCCCATTCTTCCACCCCCCACTTCCGTAAGGTGGATCAACTATTGCTAAATCAAAATACTTATCCGGATATTCGCGCATTGCTTCCATGCAGTCGCAGTTATAAAGCCCCGCTAGTTTCATGTTTGCCCTTTCCTTTTAGCATTTCGCATATAAAAGCTGCATTGCATGCTATATGCTTATAGTGTTCAATCCCGCTTTCTGAATCTACACTTAGTGGATCTTCTACCACATCATAGTATGCTGTTCTGCTCATGCTTTACCTCTTCATGTCTTATCTTTATTCCTTTTGCTATCGCAAACCCATATTCTGCGCATGCCCCCGGTGATTGCTTCCAATCGTTAAGCATATATATTTCATCTGCTTTATCTAAAAATGCAAAACTTACAAGCATATAATCTTCCCATGTTGCAAGCTTGCTATTGGGTAACACTGTTTCTGCGGGATTGATTACTTCATGGCCTTTTGCCTTTAGGTATTCTGCTGCCGTTTTGAATTTTGCTTTATATAAGATGTCCCCTGTTATCTTCCCGCTTATATATATTTTTTTCTTTCTTGTATATATTTTTTTCATTTTTATAACCTCTTCAGTTCTTCATTATGTCCGGGTTCTCGTATATGTTCCCGATTACTTCACAATCTCTAAATGTATTGTTTCCGCACATGTACCAATTCTTATTTTTCCCGCTAATTACAATTTGTAGTTGTTTCGCGTCGAAATATACAAATCCTGTTACATCTTCTATGCAGTTTGTGACTATATCTCCCTCGTATATTTCTGCTCCGGTTTTATCCGTTAGTCCTGTTGACTGCATTAGCACAAACCAATCTTTGTTTCCGCAAAGCCAATCTCCTATATGTTTGTCGTAAAATCTTTGCATATTGTCTATAATTGCATAGTTTGTCCAACATTTATTTTCCTTATCCCATGCTCTATATCTTGGAATCATGTTTTACCTCTTCAATCTTTATCTTTGCTTTGTAATCTTTGCTTTGTACCATTCTCTGTGCCATTCGGCATGCATTTGTAAAACCTTTAGCCATTCTGCTGTGTATTCTAATGCTTCAACGTTATTGCTTCTTATATCTTCAACAATTATCTTCATGAACAAATCAATAACCTTATCTTGATATTCGTTCTTCCTGTTATGCTTGATAAAGTTATTCGTTATTGCTCTGCCTGTTGCTATGCCCAATAGAATTGCGGTTATTTCCAAAAAGGAAAAAACCATAATTAAAAATAACATTAGTTCACCTCTTCAGCTTCTCGCTGTAACTCTTTAAAGTCTTTTTCATATTCTTCTAAAAATCTCCTTAGTAGCCTTTTATCTACTTCCCTTGTTTCTTTGTCGTCTAGAAGTAACTGTATATATATGATTTCGTGCTCTAAAAAATTACTTGCATAATTCATTAGTTTGTATTGTTCAATCCTCTTTTTCTTATACGTTGGTTTTATTATTGAATATATATATGCTAAATTTGCTATAATCATACCTATACTAGCTGCGATTATAAGATGTTCCCTATAATTCATGATTAACCCCTTTATTTCTCTTATAGCTGTTCTACTTTCTTTACATGCGAACATCTAAATATTGTGTTATCTTGTTCGCCTTCGCAAAAATAATACTTTCGCTTCACGTAACGTTCTATTTTTTCTTCTGTTTTTCTTAGGATGCCTCTATATGCAAAATCATCAAACAGTGTTACTTCTACATGCTGCCCTAAATAATTTTCTAATTCACTTTGTTTCATTTTTCTCCCCCTTTATATGGTTCGGGCAGTGGCATCCATGCCGTGTATGTTATTCCTTTGTTTAGTCCTACACCTAGGCTTTCTATCCATACATGCTTGCCATCTGTCAATAGTACATTCTCTAGTGGGTGTGGCAGTTCGCTTGCCTTTTCTTTTATGTACGTGCTGTTCTTTTCTTTTTTTAAGATTGTTATAGGTCGCCACTGCATGTTGTTTTCATCCGTTGCAGTTTCCTTTTTTATCTGCTCTTCTATGCACTGTATCTCTACTTGTAGATCAGTTCTTAACCTCTTCAGTGATTTATCTGCTTTCCCGCCATTCTTTTCAATCGTTAAATCTATGCCTTTTAGTCCTTCCTTTAAATAGCTTTTAGCATACATCAATATCTTTTCATTTGTTATCATCTTTAGCCTTCCATCCTCTCTGCTATATCCTGTATTACTGTAACTGTAACCCCGTTTCCGGCTTGCTTATATAGTTGGCTATTTGAGTTAAATTGTTCTGCACGTTCAAAGTATTCATCTTGCCACCCTTGAAGCCTAAAGCATTCGCGCGTGGTAAGTTTTCTTATGGCCAGGTAACAATTATATTTTTCGCTCCATATCGCCCATGCTTTGCAATCTTCTGCGATTTTCACAACGGCAGCTTGATTGCAGCTTGTATCAAGTGTTTGAGCAACTTGCTTGCCTACTCGCCCTCTTCTTAATTTGCTATTTGGAAATGCAAAATTGATGCTATCTCCCTTTGTCGCTTCTGTATATCCTTTCTTTACAGCTTCTTTCACCTTGATTTCACCCCCCCACTTGTGGTTGAAGTGTCAACGGATATTGCCACCCCGTGCCTATCCTGTGCCGTCAATGTGAATGCCGGTTCGCCATTTTCTTTGAATCTTCTTCCATTCTGTCTTTTGGTTGCCCTTTCGGGTGTTAATACAGGAAGCGCAACGGCCGTTCCCGTTGCCTTATTGTTAGATACTCCTCTGTCCTCTCTAGCTGTTAAGCAGTTTGCAGTGTCTATTTTACGTGGGTTATTGCAAGATTTATCAATGCCAAAAGGTTGTATTACATGTGGGCTATTTTCCCCCCCACTATGCGTTGTTAGGCATGGGCTTATCCCGTCGCGGTCATACACTCTATATGGTGACGGGTTGCCCCTGTCGATATTTTGTGTGTATTGTCCTATTTGTTTAATACAATTTTCTGTGCTTGTTCTTTCGATAGGAAATATACGGGATCTACTTCGGTTTCCAAAATGTCCGATAATGAATATTCGTTCGCGGTTTTGCGGTACTCCGTGATGTTTAGAATTGAGAATTTGCCATTCTGCATTGTACCCGCACTCGGCCAACTCAACGAGAAGTCGGGTAAAATCATATCCTCGATTAATTGAAATAAGATTGCGTACATTTTCAATGAATAAATAGTTGGGTCTATCTTCTTCTTTGAGTTGCTTAAGAAGGTTTGTAACTCTAAAAAACAAGCTTGAGCGGTTTCCTTTAAACCCTCGTTGTTTTCCGGCAATGCTGATGTCTTGGCATGGGAAGCCAAAGCACCAACATTCGGCTTTTGGCATGTCGGCTGCAACAATTCTGCAAACATCATCTGCGTACCATTCCCCATTGAGGTATTCATCTTTTAAAATCTCCTTTTGTCTTTGCTTTAGTGATAAGCTTAGTAAGTATATTCTTTGCTCTTCCGTGATAGTATGCATGGATCGATAGCTTGCTTCTGCGTACTTATCTACTTCGCAATGTCCTACGCATTCATGCCCCGCGAGTTCCATGCCACGGGTAAAACCCCCAATCCCGCTAAAAAAATCAATAAATTTCATATAATAACCTTTACTTTGTCTTTTCTATTTCTGCATATAAGCTGCCCCATAATTCCGTGCGATGTTCTTTCATGAATTTTAAAGCTTTTCTTTTGCCATATGATAGCCCCTTCAGTTCATCCGGTGCGTTCGCAATTTCTTTATCTATATTTGTATTTCCGCTTGTGTTCGCTAGTTCCTTTAGTCTTTTATTTTCTTTACATCTGCGATCACTTTCGCGCCCCGCTTCACGGCTACATTCTTTTGAGCAGTTGCGTTGCTGCTTGTATTGTGTGTAAAAGATTCTATGGCATACCCTACATTCTTTAGCAAATACACTTGGCATCAGTTCTATTATTTCGTTGATTGTTTCCTTGCTAAAAATTCTTATCATCGCATCTGTGTTGCCTTTGCTTATAAAGACTAAATCGCCTTTGCTCTTATCTCTTATTGTTAGCCCCTTTTGCGATTGCATATATTCGATATTTGGGTTTAGTTTGCTTTCTGCTACCTTCATGACTTCCCCTTAAAATGGTATATCCTCGTCAATTTGTTTGAAGCTGTCCGGCATTTCTTCATCACTAAAGTTTCTTTGATTATCCGGTGCCGCATCCTTCTGTGATTTCCACTGCAAAAATTCTATCCTGTCGGCTATAACATCCATCGTATATACTTTATCTCCGGACTTATTTTTATAACTTCCCGTTTGTAGTCTGCCTTGCACGGCAGCAAGCAGGCCTTTTGCTAAAAACTTCTCGCAGTTTTCTGCTTGCTTTCCAAAACTGTGATGCGTGGGAAGTCTGTGCCTTTGCTTTCGCCTTTATTATCACGCCCACGATCTATTGCAAGCGAGAATGTAGCCACCGCCAACTGCTGCGGTGTATATCTTAGTTCCGGGTCCCTTGTTAATCTTCCTATTAATGTAACGTTATTCATCTTTTAAATTCCTTATGATTCTCTGTGCTATTGCATGCGTATTATTCGCATTTTCTTTTATAAAACTTTCCATGTCTGTACGATACATGCAGCGGTGAATTTCTTTATTATAGCTATTACATTTTCTGCAACATCTTGTACATACTACTTTTAATTCACGCGGGCATTGTCGCCAATCTTTCTGCTTGTCTGTCCCAATCCCGCATAGTGGGCAATTCATGGGTTAACCTCTTCGCAGTAGTTTTTCCCTATAATCTCCATCCATGCTTGTACTGCTTCTTCCTGTGTGCAGCCATCTTGCATTAAATCTGCAATATATTTGCGTTCAGTTTCCGCCCTTAATCTGTCGCGTTCTTCTACCCACTGTGGCTCTGCCCCGTGCAGTTTCCTGTGATGTTCCGGGCATACATCAATTTGAAAACCAAAATCAATGCTAGTTTGTCTTAGATAGCCATAAAATAGTTCATGGCGCTCTGCGTAAGGTCTGCCACAATATTTGCATATTCTTTCTGCCTTATCTTTGTAGCCGTTTGTTTTTTTCTGTTTCTTTTTGCGCTTTGGTTTTGGAAATAGCGCCCCTTTATAATCGCTCATTGTCTTTGCTCTCCTTGATTCTGTATTCCCTTGCTGTGCGTGGCATATATTTAAAGCCATCCATTTGTACTGCTGATACTTCCGCTATATCCTCTTCATTCAAAATAAATTCTTTATTGTTGAACATTTCTATAAGTTCTGCGGGACTTTCTGCAATGTCATCCGGCAGCTTCAATTCATATGTTACCTTTAATCTGTACATGTTCGCGTTCCTCTCTATATGTCAAATACCTTGTAGCGTTTTTATATCAAAACCCCTTTAAAATATCTTTGTGCTACAAGGTATTTGATAGCTACTTGTTAGCTTCTGCCATTACCTTATCTGCATATTCTTGCCCCTTGTATGGGCTTCCTGTATTGTATGCAGCAAGTGCCATGTGATAGTTTCCGTATGTGTCTAGTAGTTCTGCAAGTATGTCGCAGCCTACTGTTAGATTTTGTTTTGGGTCTTTTAAATCTGTGATGCCTAATCTATCAATCCTTGCTTTATGCCATTTGGGTTGAATCTGCATAAGCCCGATTGATTGCCCATTATCGCCAACGGCTTGTGGATTGCCATTTGATTCGATTTTTATAATCGCTTTTACAATATCCGGATCTAGCCCGTATTGCTCTGCAATCTGCGTTGGCAAGTCCTTTTCTGCTGCAAAACTTACTTCTTTATATTCGGGCTTCGGCTTGCATGCTTCCGGGTTATCTATGGCCGTTGCTATGCCATTTAATACAAGTACAAGTGCTATTATTCCTATCGCGCTTAAAAGCCTTTTCATTTTATAAACACCTCCTTGCCGCAAGCTTCTTTGATACATCCTCAATGTAGTATTTCTTTTGCTTTCCTCGCTTGTCATAATGGCAGCCAATACATACTTTTATTGCTTCCGCTTTGCGCATATCCATGACTTTTGCGAGTTTCTCAGTGCTGATTACAATTGCACCTTCTGTTGCTTCCTTTAGATTTCGTTCAATTTCGGTTTTTGTCATTTGCAATCTTCCTTCCTATAAGCCTCTTCAGTTTGTGTATAGTCGACTTGACTTATTTAGCAAATTAAATCTGAAATAGGGCATTCTAAACTATTTGCAATTCTCTTTATCGTACTAACTTTTATATCTTGTTGCCTTCCGCTTTCCAACATTGATATTGTAATTCTTGATATTCCCGCCTTTTCGGCCAATTCCTCTTGCGATAGATTTTTTTCAATTCTTTTTTCTTTTATTCTATACATCATTTTTATTGCCTCGCTTTCTTTTTTTGAGTATAGTCGGCTTTACTTATCTTGTCAAGTCTTTTTTACATTTTTTATTGACTTTTATATTTTTGTATAATATACTTTACAAAAAGGAAGGTTTATCATGAATTTAGGAGAAATAATACACAACTATCGTATGGATAATAAAATGACTTTGGATGATGTGGCTAAAAAATGTGGAATTACAAAAGGATATGTTTCAATGCTTGAAAAGAATGTTAATCCTAAGACAAAGCGCGCTTTGTCCCCTTCTATCGAAACAATATTAAAGGTTTCTAAAGGGTTATCAATTGATATAGATGAAATGTTTGAAATGCTCGATGATGATATAAGAATTGCACTGAATCATGAATCTTTAAAATCTGTTTACGGCAATATTTATGCTAATACAAATATCTCACAAAATACTAACAACGGAACAATATCAAATAATATTGGTTCGGGTGATAATTCCAATACAACAAATAATTATTATAACGAATGTGAATACTGTGAAGAAGTAGCAGAGGAACAGATGCGTTATAACTACTCACAAAATAAAGATACATTCTTTGCTATCATGGATAATGTTCGCGCAATGACTGATATACAATTGGAAGATGTATTGAGATATACTGAATTTATTTTAAGTAAAAAATAAAAAGGGGCTTTGTTATGATTGCATTTATTATAGGGTTTTTAATTTCATTATATGCACTAAAAACTTTTTTAAAGCAAAAAAATATTGTTAAACAAGAAAAAATTAACGAGGAGAATAGAAAACGGGCTGAAGCTTCTGCAGTTGCTCAAAAGAAATATATTAACTCAAAAAAAGAATCTTTTAATAATATTGTTGATTCTTTAGTTAAACATGATGTTGTGCTTGATGATTCAATTGTCTTGTATCGCCAACAATTACGAGATATGCCGGAATTAAAATTTAAAAATATTACACATTCTTTTAACCCGGATATGTTGCCCGCTTTTATTGTTCTTGATGTTGAAACAACCGGTTTAAGTGCTACCCACGATAGAGTCATTGAAGTTTCAGCAATTCTATTTGAGGAATTTTCTCCGGTTTCTTATTTTTCAACATTGGTGAACCCAAAACGAACAATTCCGGGTGAAGCTTCGCTGATAAATAATATCTATGATTCTGATGTTGAATTTGCTCCATCTTTAGAACAAATATCTAATTCACTTTTGGGGTTTATTGGCAATTGTCCTGTTGTTGGTTTTAACCTTGCTTTTGATTTAAAATTTTTATATTGTGCCGGGATTGATCTATTCTCCAAACGCAAATGTTATGATGCTTGTTTAATTGCAAAAAAAGCTTATGCAAATTATCTTTGTTCATTTTCGCTTGTTGATATTGCTGCCTATAATGATATATATTTTGATGCTCATAATTCTTTAAATGATTGTCTTGCAACGGGCTTTGTTTTTGAAAAAGCTATAAATGAGATAATATCTTGATTCCCCCATTGAAAGGAGCGTTTTATGCCAAAAAAATATAAATATAAAACGTCTTTTACTTTTGAGGGCAAGCGCTATCAAATATACGCAGATACGCAAAAGGAATTATACAAGAAGGAAGAACGCAAGCGCCTTGCCCTTGAAAATGGAAGAATATTAGTAAGTAGCAATATGCTTTTAAAAGATTGGTATACTATGTATGTTGATTCTTACAAATCTAATGTTAAGGAAATAACTTTGAGGAATTGGAAATGTAAGATGGAAAAGCAGCTTGTTGCAGAATTGGGGGCAATGCCACTTAGTGCAATTAAACCTCTTCACTTGCAGAGGATTGCGCAGAATTTGAACGGATATTCTGCTGATTATATAAAGAAGGTTAAGCAAGGAATATACTCAATCTTTGATAAGGCTGTGGAAAATAAGCTAATCAATGATAACCCCGCAAAGAATATTGTTGCTCCGGAGGGTGGTAAAACAACTAGAAGATCGATCACTGATGAGGAACGCAAATTGATTCTTGCCACAATTCCGGATGATAGAAGATTCCAATTTTACGCAGTGATGTTATATGCGGGGTTGCGCCCTTCCGAGGTTGCAGAATTAAAAGGCATGGATATTAAAGACGGCATGATATTTGTACGTGGTACAAAAACAAAGAATGCTACGCGTAAAGTTCCTTTAGCTGAGCCACTTAGAAATATGCTTGTATATAAGCATGGTGCAAATGATTATATTTTTAAAAATACTGTTGGCAAGAAGCTTGACGAGAGCGGGCGGCAGCATTTATGGAATGCATTTAAAAGGCATCTGAATTTAAAAGCCGGGAATCAATTATATCGCAACAAGCTTGTATACCCTAGCCATGTTGCAGAGGATCTTGTGCCTTATTGCCTTCGCCATACCTTCTGCACTGATTTATGTTTGGCGGGGGTAGATGTCCGCGTGGCGCAACGATTAATGGGGCATGCTTCCATTACAACTACTTCAAATATATACACGCATGTAAATACTGATAAGCTTCTTGATGCGGCAGATAAGCTTAATAATCTGTACCGCGTTACCCTATGAGTTATTATTCGCGGTAACGTTCAAATTTGAACATTCTTTTTAGCCCTCTCACGGCTGAATCAGGG